GGTAGTTTTTGTGAGTGTCATCTTGTGACCTCCTTTGTATCATAGTTTCCGTTAAATACTTGCAATTAATTATTATACTATTACAGGCATATACAATTGATACAGGTTCTTGCTCCATGGGTCAAGAAAATAATTTTAGAGGGGTGAGTACAAAGATTACTATATAGACGTATTTCCCACAGGTTTTATTTTTTTTTGAAAACTAAATTCATATTTGGTGTACTCAGTGGCCTCAACGTACTCACCCCTATATTTATATACTTCAAACTAGCCCAGAGCTGAGTACACTTGAGTACGTTGAGTACACTTTCTGTAGAAAAAACGCCTATATAGAGAAGTTGCCCTCTCTCTTTCTTTGATATAACTTGTACCTAAAGAACAACGAGGATCAAATGAACTCTGCAAAAAAGAAAATAGAAAAAGAACATGGTCGAACTCTGACCAATAGACAAATGACTTTTGCAAGACACATCGTGGAAGGCATATATTCCAATGCAGAATGTGCCAGAAAAGCGGGATATTCCCATGATGTAGCAAACAACCAAGCTTCAAAACTTTTGAATGGAAGGGAATACCCTCATGTATTGGAGTACATCCAAGATCTAAGGGATGAGAGGGAACGTAGGTATGGCGTGACAACCATTGGACAACTTGAGAGACTTCATCAACTATCTAGTGGAGCCGAGGAAGCAGGGCAATTTTCAGCGGCAATCAATGCAGAAAAAATCCGCGCCGCTTTGGGTGGATTAACTGTTGATCGAAGGGAACAAGTGAACACAATTGATCAACTATCTCGTGATGAAATTGTTGGAAGGTTGGCAGATTTACAGAAAAAATACCCTCAAGTTTTTGAGATCGAGGGAACATATAAAGATGTAACAGGAGCAAAAAATAATGAGCGGACAAGAGGCGAACTTTTGGAGCACGATACGAAAAAACCTACCGAAGAAGTGCTTCGCAACGAGGATTGAAAACAAACATGGAGGTGGTGTTCAAGACGTTCACCTTGTCTGGGAAGGTCTACCCTTCTGGCTAGAACTCAAGGTTACAAAATCCAACGCGGTCGCCGTCTCGCCTCATCAAGTCGCTTGGCACATGGCATATTGGGCACGAGGAGGGGCAAGTTTCTTCTTAGTAAAGAGAGCCTCTGACCGAGAACTACTTTTGTTTGGAGGGGAAAAAGGGGTGGATTTGGCACGAGGTGGGTGCTCCGCGGTTCAAGTACCGAGTTTCAAGAGCGTTGAGGAGGTGTTCTGCGCCCTGCGCCCTGTTTTAATTGATAAATACTCTTGTGCCTTGCGCCCTGCGCCTTGATCTTGCGCCTTGCGCGTCGTTAATATTATTCTGCACAAAAAAGCTAGGCGATTGCTCGCCTAGCTCCTTGGTTTTAGTGTTCAAACGTACCTTCAAATATAAATTCCACACACTTATCATTAATTAGTTGTTGTAACTTTGCTTTTAGTTCTTCGTGTAAGGTGTCGGGGTCTGTGTTTTTAGGTGCTTTAACACATATTATATTATCAAGTGTAAAATCAAAATCTATTTTATCCATTTTTAATGCTCCACAATTGCTATTGATTTGCCTAGGCTCGAACCTTTGCATAGTTTGCAAGCGGTACATTGGACGCGCCTTCCCGCTTCTTTTGATGCAGGACAAAGCGCCTCGTTTGCTTTATCTAATTGCCCTAGATCCGCGATCACTCGAAAGGTTCTACGACCTTGCGACCAATGGTCGAGTGCCTCTTGCTTATTGTCCGCGCTTTGCATCGCAATATCTGGACGCCAACCGCTTTGGTGGCTGTATGCTGTGAAAGTGGACGCCTCTGCCAATAGTTGTTCCCATACAAAAGAGGGAACCGCGGCCGGATCCCCATATGTTCCCACTCTAACGAACCGATTACGGCCGAGCGTGTTCCTATTCTTTTGAGTATTGGCTATTGGATACACGCCTTTAACAAAAGATTTATAAACAATTAAAACGCCTTGCCCAAGGTTAACATAGCATCGACGACCTTTTGCAATCTTGCGCTCTGGATCTGTTGTTGTTTCACCTCGCATTGTGCAATCGCCACAAATAGAAAAATCCTCGCCTGTCTTGCTTGCTTCTCTTGGATCTATATCCGATCGCAATATATAAGTTTGTACGACCTTGCCTGTCTTGGTGTTTCGGTCGGAATATGTAGCTATTACTACAATGGGTTTACCATCCAAGAGGCTCGCGCCTTTGTATATGATCCCGTTTTTCATGATATTGTTTCCTTAATATGGTTAAATTGTAAGTAAATTATAACAGAATATAGACCAGGCACAAGTTAAATATTACCTTGCGTCTTGCGCCTTGCGCCTTGGTTCTTATATTTTTATGGGATTATCTTGCGCCTTGCGCCTTGCGCGCCGCGTCTTTCTATTTGTATTTTTCTGCAGCGCAAAAGAAAACCAGGTCCAAGGACCTGGTCTATTGATAGTTCCCAATCCGTGATCATAGGTCTATGTCCTCGAATTGAGCCAGTGACTGGGACCAACGTGCTATGCTTTCTAAGCCTTTCTTTAACTCATCGGGGTTCTCATAGTTCCCGTTGGCTAGTTCCCAAGCAGTGATCACGAGCTTCGTAAGCTGATCGCGTACTCTTTCTTCCGTAATCATAGGTCAATATCCTCGAACATTTGCAACACTTGCTTGGATATATCGACCCATCCCTTACGTCTCTCGACCCCATAAAACAGGTTCTTAAATCGTCTATCGTCTTCCGGATCGGTGTAATAATCTCCCACGATAGCGCATCGATCTCCCGCCCAACGGCCTAGCAGATCGGAGCCATGCAGGTCGCCGCCCCCTCTCTTATCGTTTCTCTGGGCAACAACCAAACAATAGAGTGCATCTTGTAAACTCTTATGGTTCCATAGTTGTTCGTAGTGTTTGCCCATGCCGCCAATCGCCCATGGATCGACGTACTCTTTCTTCGTGATATTAACTAGCCTGTGATATTGTCCCATCTGGACCTCCTTAGTTGAAAGATGCCAAGCGCATCACGAAGGGCTCCACGCGGGAGCCCTTGCTGATGTTCTTATTATACGTTGTATTCGTCGCGCCACTGTGGATCAGCATCCAAGAGCTTTCCAAATTGAGTGATTTCCCTGGCGTAGGTATCACCCATTTCATATTGGCCATCATGCATCATGGGTGACGTGGCCGCCACAAACCATCTCGCATATGGGTCTTGCATTTCTGCAGCTGAATGTTTGTAGGTCTTTAAAACCTTCCACACCCAACCTTGATCATTCACATAGGTTGCGTATGGTGTATCAGCTGCACGAGTTTTTCCGAAAGATGTTCTAGGCATATTCTTCTCCTTAATTAAGTTGATACCCTATTGTACACCATGCACAATAGGGCTTCAAGTTTTATTTCCAAGTAAACTTATTTACTGTAGTTGTTGATGTAAATCGTTGCCACGACTGGGGGCGGTTCTCTTTCCACCATGATAGGTTTGGGGCAATGTCCCTAGTTGTTTGAACGTAGTAAGCAAAATCATGTTCAATCGCTTCAGCGCGTAAAGCAGCTTTCTGTTTATTCAGCTTGGCAATCTTTTTATCTAATGCCTGTAGCTTGTCTTTGATATCCATTTTTATGTTCCTTTGTTGAAATGGTGGGGCGCTGCCGCCCCACTGTTGATTAATTTCCCTTGGCAATCTTTACGGCAAGGTTGAAGGCCATGAAAGCGAATAAGGTTGCGATCCCTCTTTCTGATCCGTTCAGACATTCGATACGAGCCATAAGGTCTTTCATATCTTTAGGTGTATCGAATAGTAGAAATTCGTTTAATGTTTCAGTCTTTTCCATTTTATGTTCCTTTGTTGAAATGGTGGGGCGTTGCCGCCCCACTTTTGATTTACACGTCGATTGAGATCGATGCGTTTTGGATAACTTCAGAAACTTCGTCTCTGATTTCACTAGCGAACTCACTCATGTCCAAGTTGTTAGACACAATGTCCATGATATCAATTGCATGATCATGCATATTGACTTCACTACCAGTTTCTAGTTCTTCGATCTTTAGATCGATCATGCGTGAAATACGCCCCTGCAATGCTTCCCAGATTGCTTCAGTGACGTTG